CGTTGCCGATCCGTATCTATTCATGGGGTGGGAAGGACCCGCTTGACTCGACCGGCATTGATAGTTGGGTAAAGATGAATGAGGGGTATGGGGTTCACAAATCACCTCGCATGACCGCATGCCATTGATTCGCAGCACGAATACCGGCTTGCAAACACCATTCATACTCACGATCCTTGCCATTTGAATACCAAATGAAAAGATCATTGATGGCTTCAAGAACACTTTCGATGATCTGTTTTCTTTCCATATTGGTGACAATCTCACGGTAGGATTCAAATATGGCTGCAAGAAAAGCCATATATGTTTGAGTGTGTCGTGGCTTGCCGCTCCAGGAAACCAGATCGTCAAAATGATCGCAGCTACGCTTGATGCGATCAAATTCCCTGGTGGTTTTCAATTTCACAGGCCATCGTGAAATCGCCTGGTCGGAAAGCTCTACAAGCCTTTGAAAAAGAGCGTGCCCTTCCGGGCAATCTTTGGATTCTGACATCCCCATAGAGCCGATACCACTGGCTATGGAAAAAGCCACAAGGGGACGGAGGGAAGGATTTAAACCAGAACATGTTTTGGTGAATTTATTAATCATTTCTTATCTGGAAATTCTTGATTACAGAGGAGTAAAGATCATCTCGAATAGCTGAACTGTTTTTATAGAGAGTTGATACGACCTTGTCGCGGATGGCGTGAGAGATAAACTTTGAACGGGAGTAATCGTATTCTGCTGCTATGATATCAACCATTTCGAGCAAACAGCTTGGTATCGAAATGGTGATTGTTTCATTTATATCCTTTTTCATCTTTTCCCCTTACGTTTTCTATGGGTCAATTGATGAAATTCGTTGATCATGGCGACCTTCGATGAATACCTTTGGCGGGTTTCAGGCTTCATAGCCTGAACAGATTTATGGACCTGGAGCAATAATCCAAGAGCCTGATCGATCATTGCTTCCAGCTCATATATCTTGTGGATGTCTTCTGTTGTCATGCGATAAATCCATCGCATGAAATAGCCTTCCGTATTTGTTCCGGTGTCCCCTCAAGCCAAAGCACGGGATCGGTTCCTGTGACTTCGGCAAGCATTTTGGCCTTTTTCCAGGAAGGTCTTCTGGCCCCTCGAACGATATTCGAAATTGTGCTTTGATGAATACCGGATCGAATCGATATCTGTTTTTGGATTTTTCTTTTCATGGGTATTTTAATTATTCCATTCGGAATTGTTTGTCAACAAAATATTTCAAACGGAATGATGAAATATGATAAATATATTTCAAATGGAATTAGACCATGCCAAAAAATACAATGATGACAAATTATGAAAAAAACTTTTGTAATAGCCTTAAAATATACGTTGAAGCCAATAAAATAAAAAATGGCAAAACCGTCAGAGGGTATATTACAAGGCTTGCAAAAGACTTGGGAGTATCTCAGGGATATTTGTCGAATATTATTTCGGGGACTAGACCTGGAAAAGAAAGATGGAGAAGATTTGTCGCTGAAAAACTCGGGCTTGATTACAATCAAATGATCGGGTTAGACAAAGAAGCCTCAGTCCAATCGATAAAAAAACCCGAAAATGGTTCCAAACTGATCGTATTTAATGGCTGTAATGGATGCCAGATACCGCCGGAGCGGCGGGAGCGGTATGCGGTGTGCCAGGAAAACCTGAAGGCCATTTTTGAATCGAACAGAGTCGATCTGATCGGAGCCATCGATTCAAACTTGACCGCATTTAGAGCCAGCATCGAAGACAGAAAGGCGATGGAAGAAATGGCGCAACGGGAAAAATCTCTGGAGGAGAAGATCGAATCACTGATCAAGCCAAATGGGACGGTGCCGCCATAGATTGCCGATATGGCGAGTATATCCAAAAAGGAAATGTTTTCAGGGTTCAATTCTCACAAAACAACGGAGGATAGGCCATGAGATATTTATGGATGCTGATCGTGTTGATACCATCTGTCGCTTTGGCAGGGACTCTTTATCAATGGGTGGACGAAAATGGCGTTAAACATTTTTCAAATACCATTCCCGGGAATAATGCAGAAACGAGAATTGAAGAACAAGCGAAACCAATTTCACCCGAAGAAGCGGCAAGAAGGCAACGAGAGTCCTTTCGAGAAGAACGTCAACAGGAACACAAACGAAAAATTGATGCCATCAATCAAAAACATGACGATTATGTGAGGTCGTTACCAAAACAACAAGAAAAACCCAAACCATCCATTAGTATTTCATCACCGAGATGGGACAGTAATACACGAACACTCAGCATCAGCGGTCGCGTCGAAGCTTATGGTCAGAGCATCAAATACTTGATCATCTATGCCCATGTTTCGGACAACGAAGGCTTTTCAACAATTATACGATGCAGCGTGTCCGACATTACCGCAGGATCATCGAGAATCATCGAGGGAAGTGAAAGATTATTCGGAAAGCATGGTGATCGTTGGAAGCTCAGTAAATACGAGTACAACGCCAATTAGATCGCGAAAGATGGCCCATGGCTGTGCATCAATTGAAAGATGGCCGCTGGATAGTCCAGTATCCGAATCCGGAGGCGGAAGGCCCGAGGTTGAAACGGGAATATTTCGGTCGAGGTGCCTCCGCTCAGATATCCGCAGAAAAACGGGATAAAGAGTTATCTTTGCGCCATACTGCACCACGAAAAGAACAGCATGATGGACCATCCTTTATGGAATTGGCGGCGGAATATGCACTCAACAAAAACTTTTCGGATAACAGCCGTAAACATCTTTATATTCGTCTGGAGGTCAATATCCTGCCCGTGATCGGCGCCATACCAGCGATCAAATTGACGTATCCGGACATGGATCGATATGTGCTGATTCGGCGAAAGGCGGGAGTGAAAGACAATACAATTCGGCGCGAAATCGTCGATATCAAGGCCATCCTGAACTGGTCTGTAAAGCGCCGGCCGCCGTTGTTGCCATACAATCCGATCAGAGATTATCCAGCTCCTGAAGCCAGGGATGCTATCATTTCACCGCCAACTCTTGCAGAGGCTCAGGCTATCCTGCAGCATGCAAACGAACGGCTTTATCGGGCAATCAAATTGGCCTGGTATACCGGGCTCAGACCAGGAGCCGTCGAGCTGCTCAGCTTGACATGGCCATGTGTTTTATGGGACAAAAAGATTATTCAGGTGAGATCTGCCAATAAAGGTGGCCCCCCTCTTCGGGATGTTCCGATACATAATTCATTGATTTCCGAATTGCTGGCCTGGTGGGAAAAAGATGGGATGGGCTCCGGTCCTATCATTCATTACCGGGGACAACCAATCAAGAGACTCAAGAAACAGTGGGATCGTGCATTGAAGGCTTCGGGTATCAAGCGCAGGTTGCGCCCATATGATTTCCGACATTTTTTCATCACCAGCGCCATCGAGGCTGGTGTCGATTACAAAACGGTGTCCGAAATCGTGGGGTCATCCCCGGAGACACTCAGGCGCTACTATCAGCATGTATCCAATGATGCCCGTAGAAATGCCATCTCCAGAATGCCGGAACTGGAAATACCTGATAATATCGCTGGTAATACTCTTAAAAATGAACCATCAAAAAAGAATAAGATATCAATAAAATAAAATAGGATGAACCCCTGACACGGTAGGGGTCGTTGGTTCAAACCCAATCGTGCCTACCATGCAATTTCAAGGGGTTATCAGTATTATCCTGATAGCCCCTTTGAATTTTCTGGTAATCATCTGTATTACCGATATTCAAAAGGGTGTTTTTATTGATCCTGCATGTAATCCCTAACCACGTCCTCATATTCCCTAACATGGTCCTTCTCCAGATCGTTCTTCCTGATCCTCCAGTCCTTGTACCAGTTGACGATCTTATGGATAGGGACTGTGAGGATCATTCCTTCTCGCCTTGGATTCCCTGCAGGATCAGTGTCATACCTGTCGTTCATGTTCATGGCTCGTCCTCCATCTTCTCTGGAATCCTTCCACCTCTCATGACATTGTAAACCTGTGATAACAGCGTTACTATCTTGTCATCCTTCACCGATGGTGTCAACAGAGCAATCCCCTTCAGCAGGGTAATCAATAAATACAACGACATCCAGTTTTGCCCGATAAACTCCAACAGTATTTTATCCATTGAGAACATTGTCTTATTCTCCGCTGATTAAACTTGTCTGGTGCATGAGGACACATTACGCTTCATCCCTATCGTTTCTGGCAACCCATCCAGCAATGTACCGTTCATGCTTTGGCCTGGATGCCAGATATTGCGCTATCTCAGACTCCACCATCGCATCCAGCGCCAAGACTTTCTTGTAGCTGTTGACCGCAAATATCGTTTCCGGCCCCATCTTGCCATCTACCGTAACCCTCACGCCGAGCTTGTTCAGGGCGATTTGCAAGCATTTGATTACCGGGGTCATACCACAGACGAAGCCCATATTGAAAATCTGGTGCCTGATCCTTGGGGATTGAATTTCCTGAATCCGGTAGGGTTTCCACCAATGCTCGTATGCCCGGAGCTTGGCGTCGTCCCGGCTGAAATTTCTCCACTGCTCGTCGGTCAAGTCCATGTTATATCGTCGGGCAAATCCCCACCGGGTTTCCCCGCCTGTGTCATGCGGTTCGTTGGAATATTGGCCTTCGTCGATCATTAGTAAATCGAATTCGTGCTCAAATTCAGGCGTCATATCACCTCCTGTCATGGATCGTCGTGCCGTTTGAGTAAGCCGTTGTTCGTCTTGCTGCGCCTATTTTTATAAACATTCTGCGGCTTTTTTGTCAGCTTTTTTACCACGTCTATAGTATAATAAATAAGTGGAGCCAAGACGAAATAATTCCTTAGAATAAGCAGAACAGTATATTCTTCCGATAAATTTTCGCCGTGCAAATAGAGATAATGAATATAGACTGTTCCAAGAGAATGTAGAAAAATCCCAAACATCAGGCCGCAAGTAGCTTTATAAATAGGTGTCGGTCTCCCATATTTGGCCCACCACCAAAGGAACACGACAAATAAAAACCCACTAAGGAGTGCTATGACACACTGTAGAATTTGTGCATGTTCCATCGGCGGCCTTGCCTTTCTTTTTGTCTGTTTTTTCTATTCTCTCCCTGCACACTCGTTCGAACCAGTCTGCTTCCCCGTCCAAGGTTGTCTTGTAGAAATCAAGTTTCTTCCCGATTCTATGAGCCTCTTCAATCTGCCTATCAAGCACATCAAAGAGAGTTTTCTTTTGCAATCGTAGGATGAATGTTCGAAAACTCATCTGTGGCCCCCTATGATGTGTTGCATAATAGCATCGATTGTTGAATCAGTTTTTATCATCACCTGAGTTTGTGCAATGGTTGCATCCTTGAGTTTTTCCAGCAGAAGATAGCCCTGAACCTCACGCACGATAATCCACAGAAACATAATCAACTGAACAGGCTCAGTGATGAGGCTCAAGATTTTGCGAATAATCTCTGTGATGGGAAGTGCTTCAGTCATTGAGAAGTTCCTGTACACGTAATAATAGGGAATAAGGGATATGTAGGGAATAAGGGATAGCTTGGAAAAGGACAAGTTATCGGTTTTTCGCCAGCACTACATAACCTATTAACTGTCTTTTGTAGTTCTGCTACTTGGATTCGAAGCTGCTCTATTTCTTTACTACATGAACACTTTGTCCGTTGTTTTATTCGTTTCATGGTATAGCCTCTGTTGCTACGGGGTTGGATACCGAAGAAACATCTGTGGTAGTGGCTGTGGTAGTAGTAGTATTTGTTGTAGGAATACTGACATCTCCACCAGCCATGTGTCCGCCAGAAGTCGTCGTGGTATTGATGTTCGGCTGAACTGAACTCATCGCCTTGCTCCACTCATGCGAGACTGCCCAATTGCCAAGGCTGAACATCCCCAACGATAATGCCATCGAGACAGGACTTGCCCACTCGCTGTCCTTAATCTGAGCGACTTGAACACCCTGGTCTGGCATCACAATGCTCTGCTTCGTCAACCTCCCTTGAGGATCGAACTCCTGCACAATCCCTGGCTGTTGACGATAGGCATTTGCCCGTGTTACTGCATCGGCATATTGTCGGTATGCTTCCTGGTTCGCACAGCCACCAAGGATCATTAATATAGGGATCAATAATATCAATCGTTTCATGGCTCATTTCCTTTCTCCGGCCTCCTGAAGTTGCACAATAGGTGATGCCAGCAATACAGAATCACCCAGCAAAAAGAATATGATGTCATTGTTAAATAATCAAATATTCGATTTTCGTCGATCTTCGACATAACATTTTCCTATCTGTAAAATACATACCGGCCAATCCGGATGGTTTGCGTCATATTTCCAGCCCATTCCGGAAAAGGGCTATTGTGTGGCATGGGATCGAGATGATAATGGGTTGCTCCCAAGCTTGGATCGTCAGTCGCTCCTGGATGAGCATACACATCCACTGCGATCTGCCGTGCCGACTGCCATATTAACGACGGTTTAAGATGTTCCGATGCAATCATGGAAGTTTTGGCGTCATCGTACCAGCATTGGAACTGCTTTGGTGCCAGTATCACCTCACGCCAGTTGCGCCCCCACCAGCAGGGCGACGCAACCCGGTTTGCCACAGCATGAGCCACGGCCAGACGTACCGGATACCGAGCACTACCTGCCTCTCCGACAATCAAGCCGATCAATAAATCCAGTTCTGACCATGTTTCATATTTGGGTTCAACTTTATGGCTCATGCTCCGCATCCGGTTTGAGTTGTAGCTCACTAATCCTCAGATGAGCCCTTTCTTCTTGGCCTCTTTCTTCAGTTCCTTTTCCATTGCTTTTGGCATAGTGTCCTCCCTATTTCGGATCAGTACCACTGCTATTGAAGTTGAAGAATGACAGCATGTTAATCAATTTGCTGAACAGCCCTTGCACTGATTTCCATAAGTCATCATTGCCAACAGTGGCCTGAACAGCTTGCAAGACGTATTCTTTCTTTGTGGCCCCTGCACCCTTCTCAGGAATAGCCTTTTCAGCCAATGCCATCAGTTCTAAAATCGCCTGAATCAAACTCGGTAACGCTGCAAGTACTTGAAGAAAAGTAGTCATTTCAAATCCCTCCTATAAGTTTCCACCTTACCCAATACCAAATCCTCACGCCAACATACATGATGGCAGCATGAACAGGATGTCCTTTGGTCTTCACGCAATCTCGAAGCTTTTGATCTGCTTTTAGCCGAAGGCTGGCATCTCTCAAGTGCCAAGCTTCCTCACACTGCCAGTCATGCCACACGCAGCACTCCACCCAATTGCCGTTGAAGAAGAAAGTGCAGCGGCTATCCATGCATCACCATTTCACGGCCTGCAGCTCATCCGATACCGGCATGGCCTTGTAGCTGCCCGATTGGGAGAGCAAAAGCTCGCCCGCAACATCGGGGGTGGTGACTGTCGGGTAATCGGAGATCATTGGCATGGCAAATCCCTTTCGTTATCGGTTAGATAGTGTATAGCGCCTGATATAGTGCAGATTATCACACTTGCTATATGGCTTCCCTTAGTGCCAGAGATGCTGAAGTTTCCCAGAAACTGTTCTCTTTGATTATTTCCACTTCATTTGTTTCCTACCGTAATCTGCTCAAGCTCCTCCACACTTTCAGCATCCCGTACAGCGTTTTTCACAGCCCATGTGCGCTTAAGAAGCTGTTGGCCATAGGCGGCGACATCCGCCATCATCTGTAGGGCTTCCTGCTCGGACACGTAATGAGAGTCGTCATTGATGTCCCTGATCTCCACAGTCCCGGGATGAAATGCCAGGATAATCGTGGTAACTTGCGTCCACCGAATCATGTCCTGATCACGTACCTGGAGCGTAACCCCATTGCTGCCAGTGTATCCGGCGGCGGCCACGTCATCGAGCTGTTGGAGAAGTTCACGAAGCCGGATTGGCCTCATCTGCTCCAGCGTCGGTTCTGGCTCGGGCTGTGGTTGCGGTATCTCCTCCATCACCCACCCGCCATCTGCCCATTTTGCTCGATGCCCTGGCGGAATTTCACCCGGAGGTTCCGCGTCCATAGCCCCACCCGGAATCAGCCAGACTCCTGGCTCAAGCGGGGATTCATCGGCTTCAACTGGTTGCAGGAAATATCCATTAGCATCACATTGCGAGACGATTCGCATATCTCTCCATTCCTCTCTGTTAGTATTTAATGCACGGCAATAGGGCACGGTTGCGGGTGTAATTTCGCGCAGTATTTTATTTTTTTCGCGCAGTATTTTATTTTTTTAGAACCTATAATAATCACGTAAATGTATAAAACTTTTCGATCTGTATAACAACAGCCTCAAAAGGTATTCTATCGCCATACTTCTCGATCTGTTCAATCAAAACAGCGCTGCCAGTAAAGACGATGGCCTTTTCAGACTCGTATTCAATCTGCAAAGTCAAATATTTCCCACAACCTTTTTGGTACCTACTCTCCTTAACACTATATCCAACGACAATGATGGTTTTGCCTAAAATATCATTGATCTTAATCTTGCGACCTTCCAAAGGCCTGGTATTGTCTGCGAACTCGCTAAACTTCAACATGTAAGGGTGTTTCTAAAGTTTTTGGTGTTAGCCCACCTGATCCATCCGGAAAAGGAGGCCAGTGTCGATACAAACCGTGTTTCCGTAATATAACCAGCCAACAATTGAGACGGCATAACTTTTATTTTTCTATCGACCCGTTTCGCAGTTGATTTTCGTAACAATATTTTGTCCCTGAAATGTCTGTACCCCAAATAATCAACCCCATGCGAAACCGGAAAAACATCACACTTGCTTAACGTCAATTTCAATCTATCGGCCATAAACGCTTTTATTTCGTTAGCCAATCTATTCAAAATACGCTTATCGTTATGAAACAGGCAAAAGTCGTCACAGTACCGGATATAACCTTTGATTTTATATTTATGCTTGACCAGCACATCGAGTTCATTCAGATACAGGTTGCCAAACCATTGGCTGGTATAATTTCCGATAGGGACATTCGTATAACCGGGATACGAATATATAATGTCATGCAGCAACCACAAGGTATCGGGGCATTTTATTTTGTGCCGGATAATTTCGAACAAAATATCATGATTAACAGACTGATAAAATTTGGCCACATCACATTTCAGGCAATAGCCATATTGACGGACAAAACCAGATGTACGTCTGCTTCCTGCATGGATACCCTTACCCTCACGGCAGGCGTATGAATCCGAGATTAGAATCTTATCCCATATGGGCGCAACAACATTCATAACGGCATGTTGCACAATCCTGTCCGGATTAAACGGAAGTATATATATCGTTCTGACTTTCGGCTCATAAATCGTTTTGGTTTGATATTTTGATGTGGTAAACGTTTTATCAATCAATGCTTGCTGTATTTTCCGGATATTATCATCAATATTTCGATCGAACAGCCTAACATTGTTCTTGGTCGATTTACCAAGTCTCGCTTTCCTGACTGCCCGCTTGATGTTGTCGAAATCGACAATATATGGAAAAAGATTTCCGTGTCGTTTCATATTGTAAAATGTGACATATTTTGCTTTGCAGCTACTGCATGCCACATCCCTCCGTTGTGTGTTTTGCCTCTCGACAAGGCCAATGGATTCAGCCAGGAGTATTGCTCAGACCTGTATCAGACCGCCCGCGACTGCCGATATTCGAATTCGTATTCCAGCGATAGTTATTCGCATTACGAGACCGGGAACCTGCATTCGTCCCATTATCCCAATTCGCGCCCGCAAGCAGCTACTCATCAACCCACCAGCCCTCAAATTCGCGCCGTGCTACGTGTTCGTGTTACGGTTTTACAACGGCTCAGACCGCCCGCGACCGCCGATACTCGAATGGGTACCCCAGCGATAGATATTCGCAAAACGAGACCGGGAACCTGCATTCGTCCCAGAATCCCAAATCGCGCCCGCAAGCAGCTTGACATCGCATTGACCGGATGTCCCATTATAGTTATACAAAGACCCCTTTGATCCAGGTAAATTATAATAACCCCATCCACCACCGACATCAAAGCGTGTAGATTGATCCCGTAACCATTGCCACATTACTCCACAGCAGTCCTCACATCCGATGTTAGATATCATTCGTCTGCCAGCAGTATCGGAATGGCCTCCGGTGGTGACTGGATCTGCGGTGCCGGCAATGTTGGTTTCCTCGTTACTACCTGCCGCAATAACCTGAAACTCACTATCATCGAGCAATTTCTTCCTCACTGCTCCAAAGTCATCAACAAAATCCATCCAGTTACGTGTATCGGAAATTGTGCCGCCGTATGCGCTGGTCGTAGATGCCCCGGATCCACTTGCCAGATAAATATCAACCCATAGATTGGCAGCCTCAGAAAACACCATCCCGGCTGGCTCGGAAAGTGGTCTGTGTTTTAGGTCCCAGACACTGGCCGGTAAAATCTGGTTTGCGGTGTAACCTGTCAGCGTATGACCTGATATCGTTCCAACAGAAGCGCAAAGCGTGTGGAACCCGCCGATTTTGCGACTGGTGGAAGCTGAAAATCCTGATGGGTATGTGGTTGCCAGGGATATTTTAAACACCAGCGTGCCCGAATTGTCGCAAGCATAGACACAGTAATCCCTGCCATTGCTGATTGTGCCCGTGTCCATATCTGTTGCGGTTGAAACATTGGTATCCGTGTCAATAAGGAACCAGCTTGTACCGATCCGCATCGGAATCAGATTGCTACCCTTAACGACCACCTTATCCTTATCTGTTGCGTGAGCCTCAATAAGCCGGTTAGATTTGTCCAGCGGAAACGATCCAAGAACAGCACCAGCGATTACTGAATCTGAGACATCAAGAACTACTTTTCGGTTTGCCATTTTATGCCTCCAGTTCTGTAATCATGGCCTGAACATCTGCCAGCGAATCAAATCCAAGTCGCTGCCACATCGGATATGGATTAGGCAAAATCTCCATTACCAAATCTCCCGCTTCCTCACTGCCGGACACGACCCGCGAGGCTGTAAGCCCCGCTTCAGCTTCGATCTGCTTTAGTTTGGCCAGTGTTTCGATAGGAAAATCTACTTTAAGATTAACCAAATCTTGCTTACAACCAATTGATTTCGGAAATCCTCTCATAATCTTACACCTCCGGCCATACAAATTCTGGCAATTCTGAAATCAGTTCGGATTCGGTCGGTATTCCACGATTACCAGCCAGCACATCATCCTGTACCGCATAACATGCGGCCCAAACATCGTCACGCCATTCCACGCAAGCCTGCCCTTCTGCTGCAAATTTGGTATTAGTACTGGTCGCATAGCTGCACGCAGACAGTATCCCATCATAATTCCGTTGCTGCGCCGTACTGTCCAAATGCCGCTGTACCGCAGCGACCAGCTTCGTAAATGGATTTTGCATCCGGATAATCCATGTCATTGCTTCGGCATCTGTCAATTCGGACAGGATGGCGTTTACAGCTATCCAGTCAGCCATAGAATCATCACACACAATCACCTGATACTGATGCCCCTGATATGTCCCACTTGCTCTGATCGCAAACGGCATCGGGGATGGACTGAGTCGCCCTTCAGATTTCAATAATATTCTCATGATCATTCCTTTGTTGGATATGCCTTAAAATAATATGGCGTTCCGGAGCTGTCCTTGATGCAAAAAATCTTGGGTGTGCCGGATAGGGTTGCGTCTGCAACCCCATCCGGAATTCTGGCAAACAGATTTCCCGGAGTTAAGGCCGATTCCGTGTCCGTGCCGGCGATGGTTTTGGCATCAGTGGATTTCAGCATCACGCCTGTATAGGCATCCGTCGCAGCCTGCTTCAGCGCATTAAACGCAGCAAGCGCCGTGGACTGACCAGTCCCACCATCCGCAATAGCCAGATCGGTAATGTCGGTAATAGAACCACCAGTGATGGCTACGTTGTCTGCATCCTGTGTAGCAATGGTTCCAGCATCCGGGATATCTGAGACTTGTCGAATGGGTCTATCAACGACAAATGTATTTTGTCCGCTCATGGAAAAATCCTCCCGCTTAATATTCGATGTCGATCTGTAATACGGCCAAAGATCCGGGCGTTGCATTGATTACATGAGCTGCCTGTATGCGGTCCCTGTTCGGGATGCGCTCCCGCTGGCCCGTATACCGCAACCCGCCGACCGTCGTAGATGCGCCGCGGCCAAACGCGATGCGGCAATCATACGATTCGACATGGATCTCGATTGCCCGTACATTGTTCCAATTGACCGCCGATCCCATGGCCGTATCGATCATGTCCGTCAGAGCCTGGCTCGTATCTCCTACCGTCACGCGGACGGTGCTACCGGCTACATTCCCAATCGTTTCAAAAGTGTTTTCCATGATGCGTCTCCAATTGTTGATAGGTCTCCATTTGTCGATGAACCCTCCGGATCGATACTCCCTATCACAGAAGGTCCCGGTTATTTTACGTTATCTGCAGGATGGACCTATGATCGCCAGAGCATCCCGCTCATCCACCAGATTGCAGCCCAGATCCGCCCATGCCGACAGCATCAGGCTTTCCACCTCTTGCCGGAAGTCCCGGTCCATGGACCTGGCCCCGTCATCCACCAGGTAGTCACACTCGGCAATGGGCCTGAAAATAATGGCCGCATATCGGCTGCATGCGCCCGATTCCCGAGCGCAGTTCACCATGGCATGCGCAGCTCCCCGAAATCCGAGCGCAGCCGTGTAGGCGATCACATCCGCAATCCCCCGATCCGACACCAGCCACCCGGGACGTGCCATGGCTTCCATCTCCCGCGTCAATTGCCGGCCGAATATCCACCATTGCGCATCCAACCCAGCGCGCACCTCGGTGCCGTCCTGCGCCTGGCTGCAGATGGTCATCGGGCATTCGCGCGAGAGCTCATGCATAACACTCACCGGTTCATGGCTCCGGCGCTTCAGCCATTCGGCCATCCGGAATACCGTCGTCGTTTTCCCGGTGCCGTGAGCACCGGATATCGCTATTATTCTGGCCATCCGATCCATCATCCTCCCGCAAAAACCGTGCAATACAGCCGGATTTGTCCCCGCTGATATTCCGGTATTTCGATTTCCGTCCAGTCGTCCGTGTATTCCGATCCGGTCCACATCCCCGGTTCGATGCGCAGCGTTGTATAGCTGTATGGCACCGTCGCCACTCCCCATCCTATGGCCAAATGGTCGTACTGCACCATGGTGGCCTTGTGTCTCGGGCTGGTCAGCCATCCTGCTATGACCGCGTCGATCTCGTCTTCGATGTTGGCCTGGTATGGTGTGTAGGCCAGGTTTTCCGCTGCAACCATAGCCCCGTAGGGAAGTGCGCGCACATAAACCAGGTCGTCGTTTGCATCCTGGTGGCTCATCTGCCCGTTTTGCGCGCACCAACTGATGTGCGCCTGCGCCACGGCCGAGAGCTGCGCCGAGTAACCCAGCCAGGATACCGGCTGATAATAAGCCGTCTTCCCCGGGAATGGCCGGTATATGGTCGGCTGATCGGATCGCACCTCATTGATCCGCTGCGTCATGTAGTCACCACCCTCCGGAGCGCTCAAATAGCATACGGCGGCCCCCTGACCGATGGTGATGGTCTGCACCACATCCAGCGTTTCGATATCCAGCAGCGTCATGGCGGAATAGTAATCCGTCCCGAAATCTTCCCACTCATCCGCGAACCGCGCGGCAAAAACCACCTGCTCTCCGTAGCTCTGGATTTCCACCCGGTCGATATAATGCCAGGCATGGATTTCCTTGCTCAGCAGGAGCTCTCCCGTCGTGAAATCGTACACGCTGCCAGTCGTCGCACGATACGGATAATACGGACCGGAATCCGAAAAGCAGTAGATTTTCCCGTCATAAGGGATCACGGCTTTCAGGGTCCAGAACGTCTCGGAATCGCTGAAACTGACGATCTTCTGTCCCATCGCCAGAAATCCACCCTCCAGTCCGCCTTCCTGCCACAGCCTGTTCCCTGCAAAGTCCTGATAATCCCAGGCCCAAATCCCGCCCATCAAAAACGTGTAGGGCCAGTTCTGGGTAGTCACCAGCATCGGAGCGACTACAATTCCAGCCACATGCCCGATCGGTCCTCCGTGTATGGCATACTGGTTGTAATCCGATGGCACATAATGCCCGCCGGAATAATAGGACTCGTAAATGTCGGCAAAAATCCCCTGACCGTGCATATAGCGGGCGAAGATGTCATAGTCACTGTTGGCCCAAAAATCATCCACTCCGTAAAGATGTGTCCCGAACTTGGTCAGTGTCCCTTCCACCGTGAATGTCCCGAGCAAATCCTTTTCCACCGCCTCGGAGCTGTCTGTCGTAATCGGAATACGTACCGTATACATGCCCGACAGATCGGCATATCCGCGCCATGCATTCACCCATGTACGGACCGCCAGGTGGTTGCATTCACCGGATGCCATATACCAGTATGTCCGATCGTCATGGCCCGTGCCGGTCGGTGTATTGATCAGATCATTCAGGCTCTTTGTTTCCAGACAGGCCCCGTTGCAATCCCACAGTTTGATATACCGTCCCTCGATGGTGGCAAAGCGCAGCGAGCGCTCTTCTTCGCACGGCTTCGGGTGGCTTTCGAAGCCGATGATTACCGGGGTTTCTGTTCCGCTCGCCGATCGATTCCGGAACTCAACCACCACGCGGTCGCCAACTTCGAAGGCATCGCCGTTGCAATCCATATATTCGATGGCAGCGGAATAGATATTCTTCGCGGTACCCGTCACATCCAGCGATGCGTCCCGGTGATAGGCGGTAAGGAGCGTATCCAGTTGCACATCGCCGATGTCACCGCTTTTTGCCGTCAGCTCCCCCACGCGATAGGTCGGCATCCACTTCTGCCATCCGGGAGCCATGGCCAGGTTGTAATATGCCTGCTCGGCGCTCATGCATTTGATGTGCAACAGTTGCCCGTCGCGCGTTGCATTATAGTTGGATCGTCCGTCATATCCGGGACGGATCAAGACCTTGTCCCATGCGTATTGTCCGCCAATCTCGATGGTACCCACAGTTCCCGTCAGCGCTTCGCTCAGATCTGCACACCATGCCGTTATTTCCGGATCCGATGGCAACGCCTCGAAATAGCTTTTTGATTTTTGGATGGCAGCCAGTTGCAGCTCGGTGGCCTTCTTCTCGTCGCCTTCAGGCAGCCCGGCCAGTCGCGTCTGCAGGCTGGCGATCTGATCGGCCAATTGTGCCAGCTTTGCCGTCAACCAGGTGCGGTTGTAGAGCACACGCACCTGATATTGACCGTCTGTACCGCCCGATATGATCTGCCCCTTGCCCATCGTCAGGGCGCCTCCGTAACCGTCATAATCTGCTGGCTTGCGCCGATGGTATACTGCACCAGACCTGCAACGAATGTATCCGAGCCATAGGTGCAGGTATCCCCAGGCCGCAAATAGAAATCCGGCCTGGAGCAGCGGATCATCAGAGCCCCGCTCTCCAGGACCGATCGGTAGTTCACATCCCGTAACACGGAGCTTTGCGCCGAATAGGTCACCGTGCGATGGCCCGACAACGTTACCGATGTCGAACGCGGTCCCTCGTCGATCCGGATGCTTTCCAGATCAGCCCTGGCGATCTCCTCCCGGATGATCTCCACCCCCTGGTGGACAATGGCCATGTAGACCACCAGTTGCCCGGATGGTCGAGCCGCGATATCCGCAGCCAAAGCTTTCCCCGGTGTCACGATCATCAGGTAGTTGGGTTCCCCCTGACGCAACCGCGCCTGGATGGATGATGCCGGAACGATCAGATCCTCGAGGCCGGCTTCGGAGCCTGTCAGAATGCAATGGTATTGACGCGGAGATGTTGCATACAGGCTCAGGATCTGGGAGAAGTTCAGGGCATCAACATGGGCGGATATTCCCGTAATATCCGCCTGCGTCAAACGGTATTCATAGTTTGCTGAAATGGAATCCCGTGCCCCTCCGATTTCTTCCAAAGAGGAAGCGCTTTCCGAGCGGGCATCTGTACTTTCACTTACACCGGAAATATTGATATTGCCGACATTGTATTGAGCAGATACATCGATAATATCTGACAAGTCGGATATATTCGATGATATCCCGACCATAAGTATTGCATCGAAATTATCCGAAGCCCCTACCGATATGGTATCTCTCGGAGTATTTGATTCGGCATCGATTCCGTCAATTAACCCTGCAATTTCAATCACATCACATCGATTACACATTGCATCGATAATACCGGAAAATCCGGATGTGTCCATATCCGACGTTTCATAGGTAGTCGGATTTGATGCCGCTTCCTCGACAAACATGAACTCCTGTACCGAAAACCCGGTCCCATTACTGAAATTCCACTCATCTCGGACACATATTCGATAATAGCGATATGCCGTGTTATTGATGAACGTATGAAAAGGATACCAGTTATTTTCACCGTAAATATAATGATGCGGATCGTTCGGGTAATCAGGAGGAGGAGCAACCCACTCCTGCATGTTCCAGGAATACAACTCATCCCAATCGGAGGAATCAATCGCGTCTGTAACGGCTACACCACTGACATTGGACCCTTGAAGAATGAAGGCGTGAATTTCAAAATACTCACAATCCCATTCCGATCTCGAATAGGTGAACTTGTCGAAACATTTTTCGTTGCCTTCACCCAAATCAATCATAATGTTGGAAGGGTCTGTGTTCCAAGTGCTGGGCAAAAACTCTTCCGGCTTATATTCGGGATGCTGGCCATAATAGCAACTGGAAGTACACCACCGGTCGCCATAGGCGGGTTCCTGGTCAAAAGCCTTCCAGGCTTCGCCGCTATTGCTTTCCAGCCCATGCACACAGGTAGTTATGGTATAAGGGCTGGAGTTGCTTGTAGCTGGCTGCATGCCCGGCGTTGTGCTGGTATTGGATGATCCATCGCCCATTTTCGTCAGACGTCCTGTGCCTGCAGGGTTATGGTGACCTTGAGAATATCATCGTCCACCACCGATTTCGATCCGCTGGTGAACCGGCTGCAGCAATACATCTTTCCACCTCCGGCTGTATCTCCCTTGGTGGTGGCATCCGTTCCGCCGCCGACAAGCGCCCCACCGTAAATCGTTTTTGTGGCGTTGTAGGTGAATGTCGCCCGGCTTCCGCTGTTGTCCACCGATTGACCGGATACACTGCCACCCGTCCATGCGGGCCTTGTCGCCTCATCGATGGCTGTGCATTCCGTGTAGCCGGGCACTGCGTAGGTTTCATCCCCGTCCGGTGTGAAATCGTTTTCGAATGTCACGATGTACCAGCTCGATATCTGCGTTCCGCCTTTCAGCGCCGCATTCAGCAGGTAGTCGAGGCCCTCATCCACCACCACGTTCGAATCCGTCCATGTGTCGATGGCCTGCCCGGAGCGGATGTGCTCCCATTGCCATTTGGTTTTGAGCGAAACCCGTTGTCTGTCATTTTCTTTTTTCATGATCATTCCTCTGTTTATTCCGTCAGTTTTTCCAGCACCGAAAACTTCAGTTTCCCGGTGCTGTTCTCGATATCCACCGATTCCAGAACCCCCGAAAACACACCTTCCGGGCAGGACAGATGCACCAGGGATTCTTCCTGGAACATCTCCCATAATGCGTCACGGCTCGTCGGACCGATATCCGCCAATTCGAAGGAAAGCGACCGATCCGAATCCGAAAAGCCGCTGTCCACAATCACCGATCCCCCGTCGAGGGTGGCCGCCTTGGTCATCCGCCGGGTGTTCTTCCGGGTGTCGTTCTGCATCGCGTCCAGGATCACATGGGATCCGGCGCTTACCGTGGCAATGGCGATCATCATGGCGCTATATCCCCAGCAGGAAGTTGTCGGCGGATTCCGCAGCCCGCACATGGCATTTGTTCACAATGGCCCACATAATTTCCTCCAGATAAGGCTCCAGGCCAGATGTCTCGATCTTGATCAGGGCATCTCCCGCTTTCAGGCGCTCTTCCCGGAGCTTCATCAATTTAATCTGCTGTTCCAGGATCTGTTTGTTCAAGTCGGCCGTCTGTTGCTGGATGTCGCGCTGCTGTTTCAGCGTGTCATACCATACCATCCATGATGCGGAATCCTTCGGTGTCACGGAAAACATGGACGCTATCGCATCGCCCATCGACCCGATGATATCGGCCGTGTTGCTCAGCATGGACTTGAGCTTGTCCGCATCCGCCTCGGCCTGGGCAATGTTGAGCTTCGCCGTCCATTCCATAGCCGTCTGAACGGTGTCGGCATTGGCCTTGATCGCTGCGATTTCCTTGTCGATGCTGCCCTTGAGCTTCATTTCGAGCTCTTTTTGTTTGGGCAGCTCTTCGATCTGCTTCTTTGCGGCTTCCGCGCTCGGCTCATCGATCTTGGTCACCACATATACCGGGACCCCGTTTTCATAGGATTCCAGTTTGTGCATCCACTTCTGACCTGCAGCATCCACATCCACGTAGAAATCGGCCGTAACGGATTTTCCATCCATGCCCTTCAGGTCGTTCATCTTGGACATGGCTTCACCGATGCCCTCGGTGTTCACCTCGACAGCCATCTCGACGGGCGCATCAGCTCCGCGCCTCAGATCAGCCAGAATGTCGAGCACCGATTGCACTTCGGTGTCATCCGAATGAACCTGGATTTCCCAATCGTCGGCCGTCAAATCGTTCATTTTCGATGAAGCCGTGCCGGCGAATTCCGAAAAGTCGCTCACCGTATCCTTGGCCGTATCGAGAGCGTCGGAAAACAATCCGATGGTATCCTCGAATCCCGCCATACCTTCGCCCAACACATCGATCGGCCCCGTCGTCGCACCGATTGCAGCCCCCAGCGCGCCTGCAGCCGTTACGGCCAACCCGATCGGGCCCGCAATCCCGGCCAACCCCGTAGCCAGACTTCCGACATTGGCGATGGCATTGATCATCGATGCGCCTGCGAACACCGAAAGTGCCGTGCCGAATGTCGGCAACAATTCCGATATCGTATTGATCTGCTGCCCGAATCCTGCGATTTTCCCGACCAGATTCGACGTCTCGCTGCTCGCATCCGTTGCGCCCTTGGCCCATTCGCCCAGGTATTCCGCCGCCGGTTTGAAACTCTCCACGATCCCGGTCGTAACCTCGGTCAATCGCTGAAATCCATTGACGATCGTCTGCAACGCCTCCGAAAGCCCTTCGGCCGTCGTCAGGTCGATATCTCCGAAAAAGGCGTTGAATACATCCTTTATGGCATCTCCCAGGCCGCCGAGGCTGTCCATGATGCCCGACCAATCGACATTTTCCAGAGCTTCGGGAAGGTTCTGCGCGATCTCCTTCAGGTTTTCGGAAAGATTTTCCGAAAAATTCCGGATGGCTTCGAAGACTTCGTCGAAAGTACCGTCTTTGACGGCTGTTGCCAGCGCCTTTTCGATCTCCGTTGCGCCGGATACGGCAGACGTCGCCGCATCCTGAAACTGTTTTCCGATGGCCGTAGTCAGATTATTCCATCCCTCGACCAGCTTTTTGACCTGCACCTCTCCGGATGCCAAACGCAGATTGACTTCCTCCTGCGCCGATCCGGAAGCCTTCATGGCTACTGCCGTTATTTCGGTGGTTTTCGCCAGGTTGTCGAACACGGTCATCATTCGCCCGGACTGTTCCAGCCCGACCAGTTGTGACGCATAATAGATCTTTTCTTCCTGGGTGAGACTCTGAAACCGAACCTGGATGTCGTGCAGGATGTCTTTCCCAGAGCGCATGACACCATTGACATCGGTCTGACTGACACCCAGAGCCTGCAGTGCCTCGGTGACGGGTCCGCGCTCCGATACGATCTTCAGGAGCCCTACCTTGAGCGCATCCGCAGCCTCGGAACCGGATCTGAAAACTTCAATCACCGGGGTCAGCAACCCGGCCGTTTCCTCGAAGGAAAATCCCATCGTGCTTGCCACGGGCGACAGCTTCGCCATACCGGTGCCAAGCTCGGTGACGTTCGTGGCATATTCGTTGCTTACTTCGTTCAGCACGTCGATCAGTCGCGATGCCTCGCTTGCCGGTTCACGAAAGCCCTTGAGCGTTGAAACCAGGATTTCCGATGCTTGCGCGGCGCTCATATCTCCTGCGATCATCAGATCGAGGCTGTCTTTGACCAATGTCATGGATTCGTCAAAATCGAACCCGGCCTGCTTGAAATTCGCCGCGCTCTGCAGGATGTTGGTCGCCGATTCGCCATAGGCATTGCTCATGTCGATGGCGGCCTGCTCTGCCTCACCAATTTTGTCCTTCTGGTCCCCCAGAACTTTTTGCAAATCGATCGATGCCGACTGGAATTCGTTGGCTTTGGTGTAGGCGTAGGCCAGACCTCCTGCGGCCATGGCTGTCAGGGCGGCGCCGGTCTTTTCGACGGCGGATGCGAAGTCTGCCAGCGGCTGGGTTGTTGCGCCGATTTTGGTATTGAGACCGGTGAGGGCGGATTCGACGGATTCGACGGATTTGGAAAAAGAGGAGTCTGTGCCTGAAAAGATGATTTCGATGGTTTTCTGGAGGTCAGCCATGGTTTCTTTTCCCGTTCATCTCGTCGAAGAATAGGCCCCACAACTCGATCTCCAGCGGGGTCAGGTAGCGGTGCGGAATGATGTCGGGACGGATTTCATACAGCATCCGCCCCCGATGATGCGCCAGCGTCAGACTGGCTCTGACGCCTGCGTCTGCCCAGAGTCGGGCGAGTTTTTTTTTGCAACTTGGCCCTTTCCGGATAGTTCAAGAATCTTGTTGGCAATGTTCGATGCCAGAACGCCGTTGAATTTCATCAGCGCAAGAGCCAGTTCCAGATCGCATTTCGGCGCTATTGATCCTTCGATCAGATACTCGATCCGGGTGCTGATTCGCTCGGGAACTTCATCCCGATCGGAGAACAGCTCCCGGATCACCTCCATCGTGGCCACAGGATCCCCGGTTGCCATGGCCTCCAGACGGTATGCATCCGCCGTTCGTTTGCGCTCGCCGTTTTCCATGCATCGGCCCAGCTCGATCCCGGTCAGTCCGCGCACCTGCCAAATGCATTCCTCGCCTGGATCGAACCATTCCGCCAATTGCGGCACCGGGTAGTCGAAGGTTCGGTTTTCAAATTTCGTTTTCAGGAATTTTTTGATGTTCATGCCGTTCCGTTCTGCAGGGGAACGGTGTTCCGCACCCCTGCATCCATTGTTATGAGTTCACCCGCAATCCGGCTGATTCCGCGGATATCGTACACGCCACCGATATGGCGCCGCCTGCTGGAAACGTGTCGGTAATACCGAGATACCCCTGGCACAGAATGAAAGGATCCTTGAGCCGGTCCGGCTTGAACTTGAACCACAGATTCTGGCCTTCCCTGGCCAAAAACCCGTCGGTGACGCCATCCGTCGGATAAGCCGTGAATCCGCCCTGCCCGAGAGAAGTCGATACCGATCCAACCGTTCCGCCGTAAACCTGTGTCGATGATACGCTTTTGCTGTTGGCGGGCCGCTTGAAGTCCGTCGCCTTGGGCAGCTCCGCGAAAGTCGGTTCATACCAGGTCGCATAGACCTTCTTGGTCGAGCTTGCGGTTCCGCTGTTGTCCGAGTGGATGACCGGCAGCGCCGTATCCATGTCAACACCGGCGTATCCCTGAACATTGTTGGTTACACGCGCATACTGGATCGAATAACCCGGGAAGGTGGCCATTTCCTTGTGTGTGCCGGGTACGTCGAAAATGTCATCGGTCGTAACGACCGCGGAAGCCGATGCGGTATACCGCACCTGTGCGATTTCGATACTGGTCGTCGGTATCCAGGGAGGGCCACCGATAACGCCGCGCGTTTCCGAGAACGCAAGCCCTTCCGTCCCGGCCACTGCTGCGATGGCGCCGGAGCTGTTGACGGTGATGCTGACGATCTTGTGCGTTGCCGCAACGCCGACACCGTTCATTGTGCCGGCACCCGTACCGCTTCCGATGGTGATGGCCTCGTCGTCGTCGTCGAACACATCGCCCGAGTCGGTCTGATCAACGACCCATTGACGCGTGGTGTTGTTGTATGCGATCAGGGTTCCGGTGTCTCCGGTGGTCCCGCCGCTCACCGTTTTGCCGATGTCACCGGCTACGCAATTGGTGTATCCGCCTGCAGCCAGCGTCAGGATGATGTATGTTGCATCCGGCCTGGCGCAACTGATGTCGGTATCTGCCGCAACCGTGGTTTCAACGCCTGCCAGATTACAGATCAGGGACGCCGTATCGACGACATCACTGGAGCCGCTGACTGCAGGGCTTACCGCTCCACCGGTCAAAACGCCATTGGGCAGCACCACGGGCGCATAGGAGCCGTTTGCGCTCCAGAGCTCGTCCGGGCTGTTGTACAGGGTATGGTCCCCGGAATCCGTCAATGCCGTCCGAGCGTTTGCGGTCTGTCCGGCCTCGTAGTACAGAATTGCATTTTCTGCTGAAGGCATGGTCTATCTCCTTGTTGTCTGGGCGCGCAGCGCCTCTATGTGTATGGGTTGCTGATGGTCGAAAGGTATTTCACGGAAAAATCCGCGTATGCGCCCACCACCGGATTGCCCGAATCCGCATAATCGAGCATGCCGCCGGAGGCGTAGCTGATTTCGTCGATGGCCGATGAGAGAGCCGTCGATGACATGAACGCTTTTCGGATGTCGGCCAGCATCTGCTCGGCCACAACCGACGGGTTGGATGATCCGAATACCGCCATGGCCTCCACCCGGACGTTCATGTTGAGCAGGTATTTGCCGAACTCCCGGCGCTCGGTGTTCTCCGTCTGCGGCCAGATCACGATGGCCGGAAGGGCGGATGGGTCCACATCCCGGATGGCCCGGTACACATGCGCTCCCATGGCCACGTTGTAACCTGTGGTGATGGTTGCCGCCCGTGTCAAAAACGCCTTGATAATCGTTTCACGCGTTGAATCAGCCATTGTCGAGCACCCCGGTAATGGCCCCGTCCAAGTCTTTTATGACGATCGAAGCACCCTGCGCCATGATCTTTCCCGTCATCTCGGGTTTGGCCTGTTCGTCCTGGATGCGGATGGTGGTCATCCGCTTCAGCGGATACCGGTAGGCATGCGGCATACGCCAATAGGCCATGCGCGGATTGTAGGGCTTTTTCCACAGCGCTTCCCGTTGCCACATGTGCAGGGTGCGGCTGCTGCGACCCGGTGCGATGAACGCATGTTTGAAGGTTGTGGTTTGGCCGTTCCGGAAAATCTTCACCCGGATATTCGTCGGATTCTGCCATGCCCAATCTTTCGGACTGGCGAAGTTGATCAGACCGACAGGCTTTCCGGTGGATCGCACGATGGCACGAAACCCGCTCAGATTCTCCGATGCGATGTTGCCGGATATCTCCGTGGTTACATCTTCGGTGATGCGGCTCTTGGTGAGGTTGATCACGGCATAGGTTTCATCGACCAGTATCTGTTTCACCCGTGTAAGGCTCTTGCTCATGACCGATACGGCAGCCTTCGGCAGTTCCTTGCGAAGCCGCTTCAACGTATCCTGCATGGCCTTGTAGCTCTGCTCGTCGATGACCACCGAAATCATTTCACCACCGCCTTCACCACATATCCGTCGTTGCTCTCGATGCGCACCACGGTATATTCGTCCGCACCGATGGTGAATGTCTCCCCGACAGCCGCCTCCCTGCCGATATCCGCCAGCAGGTATTCGATCGTCCTTCCGATCTCCCATGTCTGCGCCATTCCACTGGGCTGCAACTGGCTCTGCAGGTTCAAATATACGTCGAGCGTCACGGGCGATACGGATCCGGCCTGGAAGATGGCCGATACCCCGAAGCCGGAGTCGGCATCCAGGATATCGGCCACGGCTTGTTTCAGGATGTCTTCAGCGGACATGGGTTCCCCGGTGTTATTGGGTGATGTTGCTCAACAGATATCCGGCGCCGGTGAAGATAAAGGCTTCGTCGACATGATGACGCACCCGGTAGATGTTGCTTCGGATGGCCTCATCCCGATATTGCTCCGTCACCAGGATCTGCGGGCTGTCCTCGGTCCACAGGAAGGTTCTGCCCAGAGACGGTTCGCGCAGGTTGCCTGCATTGATCGGTTTCCGGAACAGGAGCACGTATTCGTCATCCCAGATGTCGCTCAGGGAAAAGGAAATGCCCTTGCCGGCCGTGTCCTTCATGGCTCCGGAAACCAGCAGAAAATCCAGCCCGAAATAGGCCCGGAGAAGCTCGATCCGAGCGGCCATGCCGGATGTCTGGACAGGGTTGGTATATTGGAACAACGCCTGGATTTCGTTCGACGCCATCACGTTTTCGAAAACCTTCAGGCTCATGGCTGCAGCGTTCGGCTGAACGCCGGTGGCATTTCGCAGTGTCGTTTTGGCGTCCTGCACATCGTCATAGGGCGTGCAGGATGCGGCGACATCCCACTCCGATGATACGGCGCCGGTGTTGGTGATGTTCCCGGTGGAGAACACCGCGGATGCCACGCGCATTTCATGGGCGCGCATCAGGATATCCGTCGCCCGTTCGGTAGCCACGGCTTCGGCGTCGAAAAATCGGTTGTAAAGTCTGGCTTCGGTGTCGTCCACCGGGGCCTCGAAACCGTATTCTTCGCAGGCGAAGGTTCCGGTTTCGAAATCGAAGTCATCGCGTGCATAGCTCCCCCGGGCCTGTCGCCGGATGGATGCGGGCATTTTCAGCAGGGATTCGATGGGGATGACCGGGTAATCGGATGACTGCTCCGGGGTTTCGAACACGGGCAGAATCTCCACACCGATGAAGCCCCGCATGGGCGCATTCATGGCATATTCGTATGCCAGCGCTCCCAGGTCGGGCCGCTGAATGGTGGTGCTGGATGTAGGTCTGGGCATGGTTTTATCTCCTCTGTTTTCGATCGGGTAACGGGTCACCCGTCATATTTACGATGTCCGGATGGTGCGTTTGTATTCCAGCCACAACGCGGACAGATACATAATATCCGTGGTATGGGCTGCCGGTGTCAGACCGACGGTCAGGGTCTGGGCGCCTGCCGGAACGTCTGACGCTGCGATGGTGGCGATCTTTTCAGCCCAGGTGGCGGTTTGGTTGGTTTCGCTGGTGTCGGATACCTTGCTGTCGCCTTCGTTGAAAAAGCTGTCCACGGTAAAACCGACAGCGTCTGTCGTACCGGCCGACTTGATCCGCATGTGAAGCACCAGATCAGCCGCTTCATTCAGATCGGGAGGAAGGGGAACCTGAAACACAACCTGGTCACTGTTGCTCGCGGCCCACGCCAGCTGTTGACAGCCGTCTGTGGCGCCGTTGATTGCAGACAGAACCGGGGTGGTATCGCTGGCCAAAATCCCGCCGTTTGCAGCGGCATTCCCGACGTTGAAGTTGGTCGCCTCGCGCAGGGTGTTTAGCGGGATCGGGATGTAATTCTGAATGCTGAAAATGTCCTGATAGATTTCTGCCAGGGCAGCCTCTACGGTCGATGCCGTGGTGAACGTGCCGGTGTCCGCGATGGTGGTGCCTGCAGCCGTGGTAGGCTTGCGCGGATGGATGGCGCATTCGATGATTTCGCCTTCGCTGGCCGCCTCCAGTGCAATGCCCAGCACCGATCCGGAAGATGCGTCGCTGACTTTCCCGTCATTGGCCGCATACAGCACGCAGCCCCTTGCGATGGCCGATGAGATGGTGGCACACAGGGCGAATGTTCCCGGGTTGTTGAGCAGCCGGATGTTGATGGCCTCTCCGTCTGCAACGGCATATTCCGTGCAGCCGATGGCATCCTCTCCCGCGTCCGCATAAACGACTTCGGGCGGGTCCATGGTGGTGCCGGATTCGATCTTGACCAGGCGGAAAGCCGCCAGTGCCTCGCCGGCGATGAAGGTTTTCGTACCGTCTGAATAACTCATATCGATTTCTCCTTGTTGTGTTGGGCGATCTTGGGACGATCGGACCTTATCCGGCGATCTCTTTCAGATATGCTGCATGCAGCTCCGGGGATGTTTTCTGGGTTTCGCGCACTGCCGCGGCAAGACTCATGCCCTTCTCGGATGCCAACTTCTTGGCGGCGTCCATGAATTTCAGGGGCGCGGGCTGTGTGGCTTCCTCGCGGCTTTGGCCGACGGGCGGTGTGGCCTGATCGGCAAGGTTTTTCAGACCAGTCTGACGCATCTGCCGTTCGGCTTCGAACAATGCCTTGAAAACGCCGTCTGCAGCCGTTCCGGCCTCGATGGCCGAGCACAGCACGGCCAGATGTTTATGGTCCGGATCGGATGCCAGAATCTGTGTCACCCGCGAGCGCTCGGTCTGAATGCCTTCGGCGTATCCTTCGGCTTTGAGCTCTGCAGCCAGTTCCGGCGACTGTGAGAACAATTCTTCCTTGGTCATGGGGATTTTCTCCTCTTGCGTTGATGGTAAATGTTCGACCTCGATTTCATCGCCGGAATCCGGCTGGCTGAAAACGGATATACTCGTATGGTCGTCGGCGCCCAGCGTAACGAACGAGACCTCTCCTACCTGGGATTTGAGCCAGATTTCGGCAGGTCCTGTCAGGATCTGCCCGTTGACGCTCGCTTCTTCTTTTTCGCCGATGGTTTTGACCTTCACCGGGCGGATCCCGACGGATGCCTGCCACGGATAGCCTTCTTCCGCCAGCGCGAGGCACTCCTGCGCATCGGGTGTGGACTTGCTGAACCGTCCCATTACGGAAAAGGTTTTCCCGTCCTGCGATCCGGTACCGTATCCGACAACCCGGTCCCGCTCATGCTCGCGCAGGATCGGGATGTTCTTTTTTGCGCTCATTCCGGATACATCGAATACGAGCTTCCCGAACCACGTATCGATAACGGCTCCCGTATAGGCTTCGATGGAAAAGTGCCGGGTGTCTTGATCTCCCGCAGGCGCCGCAAACTGCACGGGCGTGGTGATGGACATCGGCTTGCGCTTGATGGTATTTTTCATCCTCCTCCTTTCGCTGCGCCCTGATCGGCAGGCGGGATGATGTCGTTCATGCCCAGCTCTTCGATCTTGGCCTTTTCGGTGGAGCGCTGCTCCAGTATCTCCTCCCAATCCCGGCCCTGGTTGGCGGCCTCTTCGGACAGCGTGGAGAGATTGTTCGTGATTGCGTCCGTGCTGGCCTGGATTTCCTTGACCGGGTCCACCCAGCCCCAGCCGCCGCCCAACCACTGCACCCGGCAAAGTTCGTCGCGGAAGGTGTAAAAATCCGGGGCTTCGAAGTCCCCGCGCAACCAGGCTTCCTCCAGAACCATCTCCAGAATGGGTTGACAAAATTTGTCAGCGAACCATCCACGCCACTGCATGAACATCCGCCGGCCTTCCAGCAGGGATGCGCGGGCGGATGAATAGTTGGTTTTCGAAAAGTCTTTCGTCAAAAGCTCGTAGGGAATCCCCAGCGCTCCGCCGATGATCCGGAGCATGGTTTCGATGAAGGAAGGGAAAGCATCTCCCGGACGCTTGGGATCGACCACATTGACGGATTCACCAGGCTGCAGATACCCGACAAGGCCAGGCTCGATGCCCTGTATCCGGGCTCCTGTGTCGGATTCCGTGGACGAGGACAGGTTGAACGCCGTCGCCATGGGGTCCGTTTTGGTGATAAACACGGCCAGGCATGCGGCCACACGGGACGCAACGACTTCGGCCTCCAGGTAATCGGCCATATCCTTGAAATAGGCGAGCACCGGTGCGAAAAACGGAATTCCCCGCGTTTGCCCGACGCGCTTGGACGGGAAAACGTGCAGGATTTTCGGCCTGCCTTCTCGGTCGCGTGCGGGAATGGCGATCCATTCGCGGGATAGTGTGTCCTTGGCGGTCAGCTTGCGGATATAATAGGTGAGGGGCTCCCCGTGGGAGCCGAATACGATCCCGTTGATGGCATCGCTGATACGGGGGCTTTCCAGACGATCCGATTCCACCAGCTCGATCGAGCGGGAGAACCTGCGCCAGGACTCCGTTGACCATGTCGGGATGGCGATGATTTCGCCATCCTCGATAATTTTGGACAGCGCCAGCAACTGGATTTCATCGAAGCTCAGCACATTGGCGCAATCGGCGTTTTTGGACCATGCGGCGAAAATCGCCTCTACCTGCTTTTGCAGAACACGGGCGCGCTCGCGGGAAACCCCGATTTGATCGTAGCGGATGCGCGACTGCGGTCGCAGACCGGATCCGAGGATATTCAGTTTCAGGGTTTCGGTGGCGCCTGTGGCGATGGGGTCGTTGCGGTTGGCATCCCGGGACCTGGCCCGGAGTGCCGTCAGCTCGTAGGATGGCGGGGTGGCGTCGGCGTTGCCACTCGATATCCAGTTGGTTCGAAGGCGAGATGTGCTGGCCGACCGGTAATAACTCAGTTCGAGCATCCGGCGCGCCTGCGCGCGTTTCAGAGCCGCAACCGGAGATATGGCCGCAACAACGCGATCCAGAAGAGAAGGTTGGGTTTTACTGGACATCGTCGAATGCCACCTTGTTGAACATGCCGCCTCCGGATCCGCCAGCAGTCTCTTCCCGGTATCGTCGGAGCAGAACATCTTCGCGCTTCTGGAGAAAATCCAGCCTGGCACGCATGATGGTTTTGTCGGCCATGCTGACATTCTGAGCTTGCAGGCAGTTGGTTATGGCCGTCTGAACTTCCTCCAGTTGCTCCTGGGTCGTCTTGATCGCCATGGGGTCCCCGTGTTTGGGTTGTATCGGTATTTTGTGTTCTTTCATAACACGGGTTTTTCGGGGTTTCGGGTCTGCGGATGGAAACGGTATGGAAACGGTATGGAAACGACATGCAAACGGGTGGCTAAAATGCTTGACAGGGTTTTTCGAAGGGCCAAAAACGAAAAGGCCATCACATTATGGGTGTTCCATAACGCGATGGCCTTGCAAATCGTTGATTGATGGGGCTTTATGGATGCCGCTCTACCAGAGGCCGATAGAGCGGCATTTCGGAGATGGGGCTTGTGTTACTATGCCCCTGTTTGAAAGATTCCGTCCGTAAGATCGATCATTTCCTCTTCGAAGATTCCACCAGTTTTTGAAACGACGGTTGTTTTGCGCGCAACCTGGTTTACCAAACCCGCCTAAACCACAGCAGGGTTGGAAGGCCGCCTTTCTTCAGCCATATTTTCACGTTTCATCACAGATTGCTCTTGCGAGTCTAACATCTGCTCCACGTGCGTTTCAGTTCTCCGTGAACCCACTCCGGCGAACATCTTCAATGCTTGCCGCTCAATGTTTTGAGCAGCATTCCGATCTCTATCTGCGAAGTGACCACACTCGCAAACAAATATTCGATCATTCAACGTTTGGTCATCTTTAATTGCCCCACACATCGGACATAACCGACTGGATGGGAAGAAGCGGTCAACCTCTACCAATTCACCGCCGTACCATTCCGCTTTTCTTGCCTCCGGTTTCGCTTTCGATGTGATGGGATAGGATGGGGAGATTAAATCGCCCATGGATCTGATGTATGTCGCGCGCCTGTCGCATTCGGCACATTCGCGGCCGTTTTTGTCCATATTCGCCCTGGAGCAGGTCAGGCATGGAGAGCGCATGATGCTTGTGATCATACCCTGGCTGAATTTTGATACGTGGATGTCCATCGTTCTGAATATTCCTTGCATTTCGAACAAAACAGCCGTGGTGTACCGGTCCCTATCCACATACAGGTGATCTTGTGCCGTTTCCCGCACCTGGGGCAGATGGCGGATATGGTCCGATGGGTGTCGGCGTTCATGGGTTTTCGGTTTTTGGCTGCATCAGAGAGCTTATTCGGGTTGGCCCGATAGGCTTTCAGGTAAACGGCATCCTGCCCGTGGAACAGGGGCCTCTTTTGACCTTCCGGCCACAGGTGCCGCAGCCGGCCGTTTCGTTTGTAGCGATACACCTCTCTGTTGCTGCAACCGATGATCGCCATAGCCTCTTCCATCGTCACCCACTCCTCCATGTCATCCCCTCCGGATCATTTTGTTGACGCCACCAAGATGTAAGTAATCCTTACAAGTTGGATATAATCCGCCTCCGGATCATTTTCCCGGCGCCGGGAAAATGGTCGCAATCCTATTCTGGCATGTTTTCACCGACCATCCATGTCTCCAGTTTTTCTCTGTTAGACACTTCACCATGAGGACCGAACCCGGACGTCAAGGCCATACCGATCGTTTCCTTCAATGCAATGAATTCATCGCAGGTCAAATCATAAAATCTCGTAAAAGGGACCGGTTGGATATACCATACCGGCTCTAAAAACCATTCTACGCCAAACGGTGTTTCTATCGACCTCCTTCTCGCCAGGTACAGCGACTCTCCGCAATACCTGGAGAGCTCAAACCCGGCTGTGTCCCGCTTGGAAGCCACCATATGGATGCCTTCATCGGATTTTTCCACATCATAAATTTGGGGCAACCGCGCCCAATAAAACCGATCCCATCGGGCTCCGGCCCCGATACGGCCAAATGAGTGGCACTCGACCCTGACAAGTAGTCCGTCACAGGGGGTGTACATCACCCCCTGGTTGTGCACGCACACTCTCCATACATGCACATCATGCCGCACCTTATTATTTTTCTGAGTTAAAACAATCTCCGGTGTATACTGATATCGAATTGCCATGGTAATATCGCTCCTTTTTAGGTTGTTGATCTTTTTCCTGATGTCACGAAAATGGTGAACTATCCCTGATCCCTGCCCAGATACACCACCTGCCTTCGCCCAGATGCTATCTGAACAGCCTCTTTCGGTTTGCCGACCAGTACGTCCACCCTGCCTTTATGCCTGCTATTCATCACGTCGTTCACCCTCCTAACCCCTATCCCCTCTATCCATACTTTCCCTCCCAGCCAATGCGCCAAATCCCGGCTTACGGCGCATGTCCATCGTTCGGAATATTCCCTGCATTTCGAACAAAATAGCCGTGGTGTACCGGTTCCGATCCACATACAGGTGATCTTGTGCCGTTTCCCGCACCTGGGGCAGATGGCGGAGATGGTCCGATGGGTGTCGGCGTTCATCGGTTTTCGATTTTTGGCTGCATCCGAGAGCTTATTCGGGTTGGCCCGATAGGCTTTCAGATGAACGGCATCCTGCCCATGGAACAGAGGGTGCTTTTGGCCATCTGGCCACAGGTGCCGCAGCCGGCCGTTTCGCTTGTAGCGATATACTTCTTTTTTACTGCAATTGATGATCGCCATAGCCTCTTCCATCGTCACCCATTCTTCCATTTCATCCCTCCAGGTAATCATTTTGTTGACGCCACCAAGATGTAAGCAATCCTTACAAGTTGGATATGCTTTGCATTCGGATCATTTTCCCGGCGCCGGTAAATAGATCGATTCCGACCACAGACCATTTTCCTGGGGCCAGGAAAATGGTCGTTTAACCCTGATCCCTGCCCAAAAACACTACCTGCCTTTGCCCTGACGCCATCTGCAGGGCTTCACCGGGCTTGCCGACGAGTACATCCAGCCGTTTTTTGTATCGTCCATGCATCAGGTCGTTCACCCGCCGTACCCCGACGCCTTCGATCCATACCCGGCCTCCGAGCCAATGGGACAAATCCCGGCTTACGGCGCATGTCCATCCGGGGATGGGTTTTTCCATCGTTGCCGTATGCCTGGGATCGCTGTCGGTTTCCTGCCTTCTTGCCGTATAGGCTGTCACGACGGCCCGGGTAGCCATAATCTTGTCGGTGAAGGGCCTTATCGTAGAGGGTTCTTCCTGGTCAGAAACTGCCGCCTGCGCCGCCTCCGCCTGCATTAACGCGGTCTGGCGCTCCAATGCTTCGGTTGTTTTATGAGCCTGCCAAAGCAAACCGCCGATCAGCGCGGCAATGGTGGCCAACAGGTAGATTTCGGCCATGGCATAGCGCCGGATGATGCGACGGGGTTCAAAAAACGGATGTGATTGATTCATGATATTTCTCCGTATGTCGTTTGATTTTGTCGTTTCACAACCATATCGATATCATCCTCGAAGTGGTTTCCGATCAACATTATTCCACCTCATCGATGGTGCCGACAGCCTTCCTACGGGTGACCAACTGGAACCACTGCTCGATGTTTTCGCTGTGGGCATACAGTCGTCCATTGATAACCGCCATGGGCAACCCCAGCTCGATGAGCGAATTCAACCCTTCGCGGCCGATATTCAGATAAGACTGGATGGCTTTTCTCCCGATCAATACACCGGATGCCAGGCTTAGCGATTTAGCCATTGACCGCCCTCCCGACGTAACCACTCCTGACGATCGTTTTTCGGACGCTTCGCCGGAGCCGTCTTCCCGGATCGCTCCGACCAGAATCGCACGCCGATCAAATCCGCCGCTGCAAGACTCAGCACGGAACAGTCCCACGCGTGATTGGCCCTTCCGCTCTTGCATGCCCAGAATCCGTCCTCCGCGATATATTCACTGGTCATCTGAACGGCCCAATCGACGGTAAGCTCGCTGTGGTATTTCCATGCACCCGGATCCGCAAACGGGATTTCCAGCATCGATGCCAACGCATTTTTATAGTGTGTCGTATTCACCCGCAGCAATGCCAGCCCTCCCGGTATCGGTTTGTTGGTGCCTGGATAGTTGTCGATGCGACTCCAGACATGCGGCTGCCTCATGGTGCGCTCGCCCTTGGTCGGGAAAACTTTCCCCGGATTCAGGCGGCAAAAGTCATACACCTCGGCTGTACGGTGGCCCATGGCATCGATCAGGGCCGTCATGACCAGATAGCGACGATCCGGGCACCGGTATTCGTCGGACCACAACACCTGGGCGAGCGCCTCCAGGCTGGTGACAAAACCCGATCGGATTTGCCATGAATCCTGCACAAGACCATGTCCCCATGCGCGGATTTCGTAAAAGAACCCGTCATCCTGCGTATCGATGCCTGCAACCAGAGCGGCAACCACGTTTCCGCCAGGCGCCTGCCCTGCCAGTCGCTCGTCGCGCAAGGCGAGGATGGCGTTTTCGGATTTTTCGCTGCTGTATTCCCGCCAGGGCTCGGCTTCATGGGCGTTGCAGAAGTCTTTATGCTTGGTTTTGTCTTTCAGGCCCCATAAAAATGCAGCCGCAACTTCCGACAGGGATACGAACGGACTGACATAGGATCGCAGATGAAACCCGATGGACAGGGGCTTGAATTGCTCCAGATAGGCCATCAGCGGGATATCGCCGTTCTCGCCTGCGTCCGACGGGCGCGATCGCCATTCACCGAGCCTCACCGCCTGATTCCGCTGGGCGTCGTCCCACCTCGCATGGCAATGGGTGCATTCGTACCATGCCAGCCGACGGCTTTCGATGACACGCGGATCCCGCTCATCGCCAGGCCACCGGATCTGCTTGAATTCCATCTGTTGATCGTGGCCGCACTCCGGGCACTGCACCCACCAAACGAATACCACCTCGGCCTCGGTCTGAAGCGCCACCCATATGGCGCCGGTTTCGACCGTCGGCGTGCTCATGCGCCATACTTTGCGCATGTGAGCGAAGGTTCGCGTGCGCTTTTTGGCCAGATCGACAGGTGCCCCTTCCTTTTTTCCCGTCGTCGTCGGATACTTGTCTTCCTCGTCCAGCACGACATAGGGCAGGGGTTTATTGGACAGTCGCGATGCACTGTTGGCCCATCCCATATAGATTTTCATGTGCCGCAGGCGCAAACACAGGGCCGATTCGTCGTCCGCATAACCGGAAAGCAGTTTCCGCAATCTCGGGCTGTTCTGAAACATGGGCTGGATACGGTCGCGGTTGTTTTCGCGGGCCGTAAGCTCGTCCGGGTAGATGTAGAGAACATTGCCTGGAGCCCGATCCGAGGCATAGCCGATGCAGTTGTTGACACCGTCGCTCTTGCCGGTTTGCGGCGGCCAGCATAGAATAATCTGCTGCACCGACGGAAAGAAGCTTCCGTCCATGACGCCTGCCATGTACGGTGTCGTCGTGTTTCGCCATGGGCCTGGCACCGATGAATCCTGCGGCAATACGCGGTTTTGTTCCGCCCAGATCGATACGGGCATGGGCGCCTTGCGTCGCAGAATCTGCCGCTCGGCCTTGTAGAGCCGCAACTTCAGAACCGTACCCGGCTCCTGCAGATGCACCGGCAACCAATCCGGCGATATTTCAAGCGGGTTGTTCAGCATACTGACGTGTCTCTGTCCTCTTTTGAACGATCAACCCCAATTCATCGATAACGGCCAATTCGTCGAGCAGTTCATCGACCTGGTCGAATATGGTTTTTACCAATCTCTCGGTTGCCGCCGGATCCCCGGACACCATTTCCACCCACTCCTGGCATCTGGTCCGTGCGAGATGCTTGAATGACGCTTCGATCGCAGCAAAGCGCAGCGCGAATTCGGTTCGAACCTCGTCTTTGGGCAGGAACTTGCCCTGGTCCCGCTGCAATTCGAACTGCAGCTTGTGGACCTGGGCCGTGAGTTTTTCCACTTCCTTCTGCAGACGGATTTCCGTTAATTTGTCGATCTTGGCGCCCTTGTCGGATGTCTTATCGAGCATCTGAGTATGCGCGTAGGCCAGAACGCTGTCCAAAGAATAGCCTTCCACCTCCGACCCGGTCAGGAATCCGGCTTTCGCGTCCTGATACAACTTGCTTTTGCCGATCTTGTAGCCTTCCTCTTTCAGAAACTTCACCACATCTGAAAGCCGATCGAAGCGCCTCACCGACTGGAAATCCTGACCTTCCGTGCCCGTTGCTGCCTTCAACAGCGCAGCGGCCTTGTCGAATGCGTCCACGTTAGCCCGTGACGGATACTCGATCATCCGACGCTTTGCGTTTTCCTTGGCGCTGAGCAGCGCCCGGATGTCGGTGTCGCCGGATTGGCGGATCAGGCTTTGCAGATCATCGGACATGGTTAGATCGATCCCTCATAAGCGAATACACGGGATGCAATCCAGCAGGCGGGGACAAACGCCATGCCGCACATCCATAGACGGATGGCCAAAAAGATGATCTTTTTTGTTCGAATGATGGGGTTCATGATGTTCCCCTTTCTTGTGGGTTTTCGATTTCCGTATCATGGCAATCCATATCCATTCTGGGCACCACATGCTCCGGGAACCCCCTCCGGTTGTGCCTGGTCAGCGGGTGAAGCTTGGAGTGAATCATCATGGCGATGTTGGCCACATCGGCGCATTCCAGCATCAGGGCTTGCTCGGTGATTGTGTCGAACACCTCCAGATAATTTTGCGCGGCCTCGCGCAACTCCCGGATCTCCCCATCCAATTGTTCCAGCAAATCATGGATAGTCGTCGTTTCCCATGGTTCCTTGATCCTGTCGTTCAAGCGCAGCTTCTGTTCCATGGTCGATGTGAACGTAATCACCGAATTTCTGGGCCATGCAAATGTATCGATCATTTCTCCCCCCGTCATAGATGGGCGCTTCTGGCGCCGCGATGATATCCGCAGGATTCAGTCGGTTCCGATTCTCCCGCTGCTCGGTTACGCCAGCACCGAACACAAAGCCTGCCCAGATATACCCCGCCATAACCGGAGACATACCCGGCCACAGGACGCTTGCCGCAGCATCTGCATACCGGGAAACCGACATCCGATATCGTTTCAGTCGTTTGATTCATGGTTCATCTCCCGTATCTGCGCACAAACTCGCAGGTTTCCATACTGCATCTTGCCTCCGACGGGCGGCACCAGCCGTGAATGGTCTTCCATCGGCACCCGGCCGCGCGAATCTCGAAGTGGTGACGCGCCACCTCCTTCCAGTCCATTGGTTTGCGCGGCTCAGACGGCTCTTCCATCTCCAGTATGTGTGTTTCCATGGTGCTGCTCATTATCCAGACCTCCTATGATTGCCGAAAACAGGCATTAAACCCCTGCCAAAACAGCACCCCACCGTAATCATCGTCCC